CAATACAAACAACAACCTCATCTGGTCTTTGGTCTGGATAGGTTTGCATACACATTTCTATACGACACATATCCCAATCAAGTACCTTGGGATAATGATAAAATCCTAACAGTTACTATTGATATTGAAACACAATGTGAGAACGGTTTCCCAGACCCACAACTCGCAGTAGAAGAAATGCTTTCTATCACTATCAAGAATCAAACGACAAAGAAGATTGTTGTTTGGGGTATCGGTGATTATCATACTGATAGAGATGATGTTACATATATCAACTGTTCAAACGAAAATGAATTACTTGCAAAGTTTATGAACTTCTGGACTAAACATTATCCAGATGTTGTTACTGGTTGGAATACTGAGTTCTTCGATATTCCCTACATCATCAATCGTGTTACAAAAGTTCTTGGTGAAGATAGAGCAAAAGAGATTTCTCCTTGGGGTTTGATTAGTTCTCGTACTGTTTACAATCATGGTAGAAACCAACAAGTCTATGATATTACTGGTGTTGCTAATCTTGACTATCTGCAACTATATCACAAGTTTACATATACAAGACAAGAAAGTTATGCACTTAATTATATTGCATCAGTAGAACTTGGTGCAAAGAAGAATGAAAACCCATACGACACTTTCAAAGATTGGTATACAAAAGACTACCAATCGTTTATTGATTACAATATTGTTGACGTTGAACTAGTTGACCAACTTGAAGACAAGATGAAGTTACTGGAACTTTGTTTGACTATGGCTTATGAAGCAAAGGTTAATTATGAAGATGTCTTCGGTCAAGTTAAATATTGGGATGTCATGATTCACAACTATCTTAGAAAAAAGAATGTTGTCATTCCACAAAAATCACACAGTACTAAGGTAGAAAAGTTTGAGGGTGCATATGTAAAAGACCCACAAGTTGGTATGCACAAGTGGGTCATGTCTTTCGATTTGAACTCACTTTATCCACATTTGATTATGCAATATAATCTTTCACCAGAAACACTAGTATCTGGTGAGTTTATCAAAGACCTTAATGTTGATACAGTATTGAAAGGTGTAAATTTCAATCTACCAGACAATACAACTATTACACCAAACGGTGCATTGTATCGTAAAGATATCAAAGGTTTTTTGCCAGAGATGATGCAAGAAATCTATGATGACCGTACCATCTACAAGAAAAAAATGTTAGATGCGAAACAACAATATGAAGATACAAAAGATGCTAAATACTTGAAGTATATCAGTCGTTATAACAACATTCAGATGGCAAGAAAGATTTCTTTGAACTCTGCTTATGGTGCGATTGGTAATCAGTATTTTAGATACTATGACCTTGCGATTGCAGAGGGTATTACTACTGCTGGTCAGTTATCCATTCGTTGGATTGAAAAGAAAATGAATGAGTATCTTAATAAATTACTGGAAACAAAAGATGAAGATTTCGTTATTGCATCAGACACAGATTCAATATACATTACTTTTGACAAGTTGGTTGATAAAGTGTTTGAAAAGGGAAGTGATGTTCAGAAGATTGTCAACTTCTTGGACAAGATTGCTACAGAGAAAATTGAACCTTATATTGATAAGAGTTATCAGACTCTTGCTGATATGATGTCTGCATATGACCAAAAGATGTTTATGAAAAGAGAGGTCATTGCAGATAAAGGTATATGGACTGCAAAGAAAAGATATATCCTAAATGCGTGGGATATTGAGGGTGTGCGTTTTAAAGAACCACAACTCAAGGTGATGGGTATTGAAAGTGTTAAGTCATCAACGCCTGCACCTTGTCGTGTAAAGATTAAGGAAGCATTGCAGATAATCATGAAAGGTGGTGAACAAGAACTTAATGACTTCCTTATCTCTTTTCGCAAAGAATTTAAAAACCTACCACCAGAGGACATTGCATATCCTCGTTCTTGTAATGGTCTTAAAAAGTTTGGGTCTAGTAGTTCAATCTTTATCAAAGGTACACCCATGCATATCAAGGGAAGTCTAGTTTATAATCATATGATTAAACAGAAGAAACTAGATTACAAGTATCAGTTTATTCAAGAGGGTGATAAGATTAAGTTTGTTGAATTAAGACAACCTAATCCACTTGGTTGTAATGTCATTTCATTTATGGGTAGATTGCCCACAGAACTTGACATTGCTAAATATATAGACTATGATAGTCAGTATGAAAAAAGTTTCGTTGACCCACTATCGTTTGTTACCGACAAGATTGGTTGGAAGATTGATAGGTCATTTGGAACACAAACTACATTAGAAAGTTTTTTTGGGTGAAATTAGATAGACAAGAAGCATTTGATATTGCACATAAGTTGATTATGTATTTCAATGACTTCAAAAGAATAGATGATTATTTTCGTTCTCGCAAAATCGAAAGGGTAAAGAACATTCCAGTTCCTTTGCCTGGCTTTGGTTTGGAAGATGATATGTTCCAAAACTATGATATGCACCCAGAAGATATGAACTTCAAAGTTGCAGTTATTCCTACAAAGACATTTGATGCAATGTTGGAAAAGACTGCATCATTTAGTCCAGACGAAAACCCAGGCAAGACACACAAGATGGTAGTCTATGAAACAACAACAAATACAGTTGTTGGATTTATTCGTTTTGGTTCACCATTAATTAATTCTAAACCTAGAAACGATTATCTTGGTGGTGTTCCAGACTTGGACATATTTAATAAACGTGCTATCATGGGTTTCAATATTGTACCAGTTCAACCGTTTGGTTACAATTATCTTGGTGGTAAATTACTTGCTGGTATCTGTTGTTCTCATGATAGTCGTAGAATGTTAAATAAGAAATATGATACAGAGTTTTGTTTATTTGAAACAACAAGTTTATATGGTAACATTAAGGGTGCATCAATGTATGATGGTATGCGTCCCTTTCTTAGATACAAAGGTGACACACAATCAAAGTTTCTATTGACACTTGGTGAAGAAATATATCATGAGTTAAAAGAATACTTCAAAGAGAAAAATGGTGGTGAAGATTTAATTCCTGCTAGTGCATCAAGTCGTAAACTTAAACTACAAACAAAGATGGTTGGTATTCTTAAATCAAATCTAAAAGAATATAATCCAGAAGCATATCAGATATTCTGTGATAAGATGGAAGAAGCAAGTGGTGTTACTACACAGAAAAGATTCTATATGTCAGAATATGGTTATGCAAATGCAAGAGATGTATTACTTGGTAAAACTGATACCTTGACAAAAGCAGAGAATTATGATAGGTTTGAACTTGAAAATGTAATTAAGTGGTGGAAGAAACTTGCTACTAAAAGATATAACAAGATGATTGCAGAGAGTAAAGTTCGTACTAATCTTGAAGTCTGGAATCAGAATACAATGAATGAGATTGATATAATAAGATGAATATTACAATTGCAAGAATTAGAAGTAACGTCAAATATAACGGCCCACTAGAAACTGTATTAGATAGTTATTTTGAAAATTATGTAAAGTGGGTAAAGGCAAACCCACAACACAAATATGATACTTATAATGTGTCATTTGGTAAGGAAAGACCAAAGAGAACACCAGAAACAATTAAGTGGGCAGATGTTATTGTTATACCGTCTGACTCTGAATTTAGATATCATGGTGAACTACAGATGAACCCAAAAGATTTGGCAAAGTCTGAAAGTCATATGGAAAAGATTAGACCATATTTTGAGGGTAAGAGAGTTATCATCTTTAGGAGTGATAGAGGTGATACAAAAGAACTATACGAGAATGAAACATTTAAAGGTGTAAAACTAAAGTCAATAGATGTTATTGATGAAACAGATTTTAGTGGTAATATTCATGGTATGAAATATCACTTTATTCAGACATTGAAAAATCCACTTGCAGAAATGATGAGTGATGGTAAAACTAAGGACTTTGGCTACTGGGGCAGAATGAAACCCTCAGAAAAAAATGTAAGGGAAAAAACTATTCGTCAGATATATCGTTCAGATTTGTCCACAGTATTAGTTGGTGGATTTCCATCTGGTGTAGAAAGACAATCTAAATGGATAA